TCAGGTGCAATTTTCAGTAAAGTAAGAATCAATAATGACGATTTAGAAGAAATCAATAAAAAACTCAATTTCGCAAAAGATTTGTCGCTAGGAAGATTGAGGAAGCTCAATCATCCGATTCCGCTAAAAAAGTATCAGCATGGCTTCGAATCAATTCATCAAAAAGCTTATGTACAAGATGTTCATGACCATATTAGAAAATTAACATTATCAATTTTTGGAGTGACACTTAATTCAGACTTGAGTGAAAGTGAATACAACCTAGCAGCAAAAGTTTATCGAGAAATCAAAAACTATTATTTATACATCTATGAAAAGAGAGTTTCAGAATTAACTATCGATGATTTCGAATAAAGGAGGAACAACAAATGTTACAAAAATTTAGAATTGCGAAAGAAAAAAATAAATTAAAACTCAAATTACTCAAGCATGCTAGTTACTGTTTAGAAAGAAACAACAACCCTGAACTGTTGCGAGCAGTTGCAGAGTTGTTGAAAAAGGTTAGCTAAATTCAACGGTAAGGATTTGCCCTGCCTCCACACTTAGAGTTTGAGATCCAACAAACACATAAGTTTTAGTAGGGTCTAGAAAAAATGTTTCGATTTCCTCTTTTGTAACAGTTTCAATTCCTTCATATCCTGGAAAAACAATTTTCTTTAAATCCGAAACATGTTTTTTTGAACCATCCTTTAAAGTAACTAGAAGTTTCATACTTATCACCTCCTTAGGTTGATAACAACATTATACACGAAAGGAGCATAAACAATATGCAAGCATTAAAAACAAAATCGAACATCGGCGAAATGTTCAACATACAAGAAAAAGAAAATGGAGAAATCGCAATAAGTGCAAGAGAGTTATATAAAGCTTTGGAAGTTAAAAAGCGTTTTAGCGCTTGGGCAGAAATTAACTTGAAGCATTTCAAAGAAAATAGGGATTTTACAAGTGTACTTACAAGTACGGTTGTTAATAACGGAGCTGTAAGACAACTAGAAGATTATGCTTTAACACTTGATGTAGCTAAACATGTTGCGATGATGTCAGGTACAGAAAAAGGTTTTGATTTTAGAGAGTATTTCATCCAAGTAGAGAAAGCATGGAACAGTCCAGAAATGATTATGCAACGTGCTTTAAAAATTGCTAACAACACAATCAATCAATTAGAAACAAAGATTGAACGTGATAAACCAAAAATTGTATTTGCAGATGCAGTAGCTACTACTAAGACATCAATTTTAGTTGGAGAGTTAGCAAAGATCATTAAACAAAACGGTATAAACATCGGGCAACGCAGATTGTTTGAGTGGTTACGTCAAAACGGATTCCTTATTAAACGCAAGGGTGTGGATTATAACATGCCTACACAGTATTCAATGGAACGTGAGTTATTCGAAATTAAAGAAACATCAATCACACATTCGGACGGTCACACATCAATTAGTAAGACGCCAAAAGTAACAGGCAAAGGACAACAATACTTTGTTAATAAGTTTTTAGGAGAAAAATAAAAATCTTAATAGGAGGAATTATCAATGAACACACTATACAAAACAACCCTCCTCATCACAATGGCAGTTGTGACGTGGAAGGTTGTAAAGATTGAGAAAAACACAAGATTTAAACTTAGAAATTTTGATTATCCAAAAATTAATAATGCTCAGAGCAAATCATTGTTGGATATTGCTAGTCACGATCTAAAAGATATTTAACTGTATTCAAAATTTTCATATCTTGTTGAGCTTTTAAGCTTTCGTATAAAGCTATTGAATAAATAATTTCGTAAGATACGTTTTCAGGAGCATCTTCTTTCAACTTATTTATTCTATCTCTAAAAAAGTCACTGTCACCACCGAATTCTTTTTCGGCTTGATTACTAAGTTCACCAAAGAAATTTTGAAAATCATTAAATTCCATACTTATCACCTCCTTTCACTAGGAGATAACTAAATTATACACGAAAGGAATGGTAGAAGTGCCACCACACATTCAACAAATGTTATACGAAATCCAGTTAAAAGCTGGTATACCTCAAAAATTAATGGAAATGCAAGGTTTGATAAACGATGAAACAACCAAAGAGGAGAAAAAAGAAAATGAGTGACACATATAAAAGCTATCTATTAGCAGTATTATGCTTCACAGTCTTAGCAATTGTACTCATGCCGTTTCTATACTTCACTACAGCGTGGTCAATTGCAGGATTCGCAAGTATAGGGACATTCATATTTTATAAAGAATACTTTTATGGGGTGGATGATTAAATGACTTGGTTTGAAGAATACGTTAAACCTAGTGTGGAATGGGAAAGAAAGGCAGAACAAGCTGTTTTAAGTGATGATGAAGTTAAAACGATCACTGAATATAGAAAGAAGTACAACAACCCGCATATTTACATGTCGGCTCAGAACAGAAATTATCTTGTTGAATATTTAGATAGACATACTGGAGACATAGTATTACACAATTTAAAACTTAAGAAATCATCCAGAAGAAGAGTGCATCAATATTTAATGGTCGGCCAAATAGTAGTGCCGGGCGAACCAAAAGGCACAATTTATGAAGCATCTCTGATAATAAGATAAAAAAACTGCTACTTGCGCCAACAAGTAACAGAGACAAACGATTAGCAAAATTAATTCACGTTCAATATAAAACGAAAAACGGAGGAAGTCAAGATGTATTACGAAATAGGCGATGTATGTCAGAAGGTAATTAATGTAGACGGATTTGATTTTAAATTAGCAGTTAAGAAGAAGGACCACAGCATTCTGGTGAATATCTTAGATTTAGAAGATAAGTTTATCGACGGCATAAACATAACTAATGAGAACGATCTATACACAGCATTAGACATATTAAATCAATCTATTTACGAATGGATTGAAGAAAACGCAGATGATTATGACAGACTAATTGGACAACAATACTTTGTTAATAAGTTTTTAGGAGAAAAACAAACAACTTAATAGGAGGAACGAACAATGCAAGCTCAAAACAAAAAAGTCATCTATTACTACTATGACGAAGAAGGTAATAGACGACCCGTTAATATTCAATACAACGATGGCTACGACTTAATGATAGACCAGCGTTTTATTGAAATGACGCTTGAAAGACATCCGCATTTAAAAAATAACTTTTATGGATTAATAGATGGAAAAGAATTTAAGTTAGATTAAATTTTTGTGTTAGATAATTAAAAGCTAATTTGCTTAGCAATGTTACGGACATACTAGTGGTTTTGTTTGCGACTTTTTTAACTTCTTTCCAAGTGTGATTGTCTCGGATATTATCTAAAAATTCATGCCCTGACCAAGTTATATCGTTAATTGTATAACCATAAATATGTCCATCTTCCCAACCGAATTTAACACTAACATACTTTGCTTCTTCCAGTTTTAATAATGCATACATTACAGTTTCAAAATCATATTTTCCAAATACAACATTATCTTTGAAATTGTATTCGGTGAGCGGTTCACCAATCTTTTTATTAGTTTCAATTTCTAACAAAAGATGTCTAACACAATCATGATCTAATTTCATACTTATCACTACCTTAGGTTGATAACAACATTATACACGAAAGGAAAGATAGAAATGCCACATATTTTAAACGTAACAGTTCCAATACCTGAAACACACGTGCTTATCACAAAAGATGAATATGAAGAGTTAATAGCTTACTCATTAGACCCTGTATGGAACATGAGCGACTTAAAGAAGAAATTAAAAATTGCATCTGATGAAACAATCAAAGACAGGTTATTATTTCACCCTAGACTCGAAAAAGAGTTAAGAGCACAAGGTATCGTACATTATCCTGATGAGAATTTTAATCGTTGGAGGTTTAACGCAAGAAGGATGCATAAGTTTGTAGATGAACATTTTAATGAGATTTACAAAGGAGGGCACAACAAATGAGTAAAACTTATAAAAGCTACCTAGTAGCAGTACTATGCTTCACAGTCTTAGCGATTGTACTTATGCCGTTTCTATACTTCACTACAGCATGGTCAATTGCAGGATTCGCAAGTATCGCAACATTCATATTCTATAAGGAATACTTTTATGAAGAATAAAAAAACTGCTACTTGCGCCAACAAGTAACAGTAACAAACATTTAAGAAATAAAATTCAAGTTAAATATAAAACGAAAAACGGAGGAAGTCAACCATGACTAAAAATTATAAAGACATGACGCAGGAAGAAATAAAAGACTTATTATCTGAAAAAACGGCAGAATTGTATGAATTAGCGAAAGAAATTAAGGGAGAAAGTAAATTTGATATTTTGCTTTTCTCATCAATAGGAGTTATCGACGGAGATTATTTAGCAGGTTCAAGTTCTGTGATTGGTCATACTTTTGATCTTGCTTACTTATTGGATAGCACTAAGAGTTATAAAGATATTGTCAATGTTCTCCAAATGTGTAAATCACAAAAAATTCTCGGTATAGATGACGACAAGGAGGACTAAAACAATGTATTACAAAACGGGTGACGTATGTCGAAAAATATTTAATGTAGATGGCTTTGATTTTCAATTAAGAGTTAAGAAGCGAGCATATAGTGTCGAAATAGTCGTTTTAGATCATGAAGGAAATTCAATTGACGGGCTACTAGTTTCTGACGAGAACGATCTATACACAGCTTTAGATATTTTGAAACAAAGTATTTATGAATGGATTGAAAATAACACAGATGAACAGGACAGACTAATTAACTTAGTCATGAAATGGTAGGTATAAGCATGAGAGATACAGAAAGAAATATATTGAATATTTTTAAGACGTTATTCGACGAATATACTTTGTCAAACCAACGAGCATTATTGGAAATTGAACGTAATCATCACGGATACTTATCGATTAATTTCTTGCACTATCACGACAGTTACAAAACAAACAATAAGCTTGTGCAGATACATGAAATCAATCCAGACAGCCATGAACGAATAAAAAATTTAATTATCGAGGTGCTAAGAGGTCATCGGAAGATTAAAAAAGGAGCATGAGGAAAGATATGAAAATAAATAAGTTAACTATATCGAACTTTGCTGGAATCAAAGAAGAAAAATTTAACTTTGACGGTAAAGATGCAAAAATATACGGCAATAATGCGACTGGCAAGACTACAACAGCAACCGCATTACAATGGCTGCTTTTCGATAAGGGTTTAGACGGTTCAACCAAATCATTTAACCCTGTACCTTTAAACGAAAAAAACGAAGAAAATTATGAGTTAATTCCGACTGTTTTCGCAGAATTTGAAATCGACGGAAAAATTACGACTTTTAAAAAAGAGTCACATCCTAAATACACAATAAATCAAAAAACGAATCGCAAGGAATACTCACGAAGTCGAACGAAGAAACAATATATCAATGATGAATCAATAAAAGTAAAGGATTATAAAGCTCGTATTGATGAACTGATTGATGAAGATGTATTCAAGTTAATTACGAACCCTCAAGCATTTAACTTACTAGATTGGAAGAAACGAAGAAGTTTGTTGTTTGAAATCGCTAAACCAATCAATGATGAGGATGTCATTAAAACAAATGATGATTTTAAAGAACTAAATAATATTCTTGGAGATCACGAAATTGAAACAAAGAAAAAGATTCTTACAGACAAGATAAAACAGATTAACAAAGATATCAAAGATATTCCGATACGTATTAACCAAACGCAACAAAATAAGCAGGATGTACCGGAATTCGATAATGATAGACACACAATCATAAAACAAGAAATTGAGCAACTTGAAAATGAGCGTATAGATATTCAAAACGGTGCAGAAGAAATTAATTTGCGTAACCAATTAGCTGATAAACAATCAGAATTGAAGCGCATAGAAGCTAATAATAGCGCCAGTAATGAGAACAAAATACATGCTTTAACAAATGAGCTACACGTTGAAAATGGAACGGTTGCGAATCTTAAAACAAGATTAAAGCAAAACAAACAACAAATTACACATGAAGAAAATCGACGTAATCAATTATTAGAAAATCATAAAGGATTAAAAAGTGATTTAGAAAAAGCTAAAAATCAAAAATTTGAATATCTTGATGACAATGTATGTAGTTGTTGTGGTCAACAGTTACCAGCTGAACAAGTGAGTGAGGTAAGAGAAAAAGCATTGCAGAAATTCAATGCAAACAAATCGAAAGAATTAGAAACAATACAAACATCTATCAATCACATTATTTCAGAGGGCAAGAAAATAAAGCCAATTATCGAGAAATTAGAGGATGACAACAATAATTTACAAATTAAAATCAACGAAGCAGAAGAGCGTTCAGCAAGAATACAAAACAAAATTAATAAGTTGAAAATAACTCACGTTGACGTTACGCAAACTGACGAATACAAAGCAGTAATGTTAGAGATAAATGAGATTAATCAAAAACGCTCTAACATCAGGAAAACTATTCAAGATAAAGTTTCAGGAATAGATGACAAAATAAGCGAACTTACTCAAGAAAAATCAGAAATTGAAGTGTCAATATCAATCGAAAAATCAAATAAACATCTAGATGATGTTATTTCTGAATTAAGAAATGAAGAAGACAGATTATTGGATGAAAAAGAAAAGTATTCACATGACCTTTATATCTTAAAAGAATTTACAACAACAAAAGTCAAAATGCTTACTGAAAACATCAATAACGAATTTGATATTGCTGAATTTAAGCTATTCAATACCTTAGTTAACGGCGAATTAGAAGAAACATGTTCAACAACGGTTAATGGTGTCGAGTATGACAGCGGTTTAAATAACGCCTCAAGAATTAATGTTGGCTTAGATATCATCAACACACTATCAAAACATTTTAAAGTTACAGCGCCAATATTTATTGATAATGCTGAATCAGTAACAGAGCTTATCAAAACAGAATCACAACAAATTCAATTGATAGTAAATGAACAAGATAAAAAATTAAGAATGGAGACTATATAAAATGACTGAAAATAATAAATTACAAACTATTGAACAACAATTAGTACAAGAAAAGAACGTATCTGACAACGTATTAAACAAAGTGAGAGTTTTAGAGTCACAAGGCAATTTGGAATTGCCAAATGATTATTCACCAAGTAATGCCATGAAACAAGCATGGTTACAAATCAGCCAAGATAACAAATTAATGAGTTGTAACGATACAAGCAAAGCAAATGCCTTATTAGACATGGTAACGCAAGGTTTAAATCCAGCTAAAAATCAATGCTACTTTATTCCTTACGGCAACAAAATGCAGTTACAACGTAGCTATCACGGTAATGTAATGATGTTAAAACGTGATGCAGGTGCTCAAGATGTTGTTGCTCAAGTGATTTATAAAGGCGATACATTCAAGCAAGAAATGGGAGAAACAGGACGTATCAAAGCGATTAAACACGAACAAGACTTCTTTAACATCGACAAAGAAAACATTATCGGTGCGTACTGCACAATCGTATTTAATGATGGACGAGATAACTATATTGAAGTCATGACTATTGAACAAATTAAACAAGCATGGATGCAGTCATCAATGATTAAAGATGAAAAAGCATTACAAAATTCTAAAACACATAATAATTTCAAAGAAGAAATGGCTAAAAAAACAGTTATCAATAGAGCTGCTAAACGTTATATCAACACATCAACAGATAGCAATCTTTTCAAATACGCACAAGAATCCGAACAACGTCAACGCAAAGAAGTGTTGGACGCAGAAGTTGAAGAAAATGCAAATCAAGAACAATTGGACTTTGAACAACCAGTTCTTGAAGAAGCACAATACACAGAATTAGAAAATGATAAGCCTATTGATGTATCTGACTTTGAAGAAATAAAAGAACCTGCAACAGAAAAAGAAAGCGAAGAAGAGCCATTTTAATTGAAACAATAGCAACTGGTTCAAGTGGTAACTGCTACGTCTTAAATGATGGACGTACTACGTTACTACTTGAGGCAGGTATAAAATTTGAACGTGTTCAAAAGCATTTCAAATATAAAACAAGACATATAGCAGGGTGTCTTATCACACACGAACATGGTGATCATGCAAAGTA